ACGTAGAAGTTGCCGTCGGCACCGAAGCGCCCGACGGGCCGGTCGAAGCGCTGCGGCTCGGCAGCGCCCTCCTGGAGCACCGCGACCAGGTGGTAGCGGGCGGGGTCGACCTGGAGCTGCAGCAGCTCGTCGGCGGTGGGCGTGAAGTCCTCGCGCAGGTCGAAGCGGTTGGCCGCGATCTGCGCGAGGGCGTAGCCGTAGCAGCGCCCGCTCACGCGCAGGCCCTGCTGGTCGCGGCGGGCGAGCTCGTGGTCGTCCAGGGGCAGCTCGGTCACCTGGTCGCCGACGCGCAGCTCCAGCTTGCTCGCGGTCCAGCTCTTGCCGGTGAGGCTGCCGCCGCCCCCGGTGAGGCTCTGGTCGTCGCCAGCTTCCAGCGGCGGCGGGTCCAGCGGGGCCTCCTGGGGAATCCACCAATTCGGCGGCTTGCCGCCACCGCCCTCGCTCTCTTCCTCGCCCTGCTCGCCGCCCACCTGGTCGGCGTCGGGCATCGCCTTGCCCGCGAGCTGCAGCTCGGTCGCCTTGCCCTCCAGGATGCCGAGCAGCTCGGCAGCGCCGACGCCCACTTCTTCGCTTGCGGGGTAGGTGTCGCGGATCTCCTGCACCGCGGCGCGGAAGACGTAGAAGGTGCCGTCGGCACCGAAACGCCCGATGGGTCGGTCGTAGCGGGGCCCGTCGGTGCCCTCTTGCTCGACCTCGACCAGGTGGAAGCGGCTGCGGTCGATCTCCAGCTCGGCGAGCTGGTCGCCCGTCGGGGCCCAGTCCTCGCGCAGGTCGAAACGCAGGGCCGCGACGCATTGGACCGCGTGGGCGTAGGCGCGACGATTCAGTCGGGGCTGCATGCTAGTCCTCCTCCTCGGGGGGCGGCGGTGCTGGCGGTTCCGCGGCCTTGGGTGGCACCGGCAGGATGCCCAGCTCGGCCATTTCCTTCAGCTCGGCCTGGCGCTCCAGGAAGACCTCGCGGGGCTCCAGGCCCTTCTCGCGGATCACGCGGCTTACGGTGTTGACGCCCAGGGCGATCTCCTCGCGGGCGGCTTGTATGTCCTTCAGCGGGTCGACCCAGGGCCACCGCCGCCCCTGCCAATGGGCGCGGCGGTAGCGGGCCAAGTCGGTGATGCGTAGATGGCCCACGCCACCCGATGGAGACTGCACCGGAATCCCGGTTGCCAGGAGCTTCATGCGGACCCAGTTGCCGTAGACGCGGTGGTTAAGGGCCATCGCCAGCCAGCCCTGCAAGATGCGCCAGGCGTCGCGCTCGTCGAGGACGCCCTGCCGGATGCTGGAGAAGTTGACGCCCTCCAGGTCGTTGGCGAGGGCGTTGTAGCTCACCTGCAGGCCCGAGCTGATGCCGCGCAGGACGCTCTTGTTGAAGTCACCGTAGAGGGCGTGGGGATAGGTGGGATCGTAGGGGTTGAAGGTCTCGCCCTCGCGCAGGTACTGGTAGAGCCCCGCCTCCATTTCCTCGATGGGGGTGCCGTCGTCTTCCTCGTCGTCGTGGTCGGTGCTCACTCCGTCGGGCGTGGTGATCACGCCGAGCTTCTGCGCACCGGCTCGGGCGGCGACGACCGCGGCGTCCTGGAAAGCGCCCAGCATGTTCAGCCGCCAAAGGGCGCTGTGCATCCAGGGCACCCCGCGGCTCTGGCCGGGGTCTTCTTTCAGGTATAGGTGGATGATGGCGCTGGCGGGCACGACGCGGTGCTTGGTGCCGACCGCGTGGTAGCCCGCCTGCAACGAGCCGACGCCCGCGGGCTCGTCGAGCAGGTGGTAGTGGGTGGGCCTGTTGTACTGGTCGAATTGGATGCCCATGCGGATCTTGCCACCGCCAGGCAGGCCTTCCTGGTTGAGGTTCACGTCGAGCAGCTCGGGGTCGATCACCTGGACCGCGTAGCCGTCGGGGCCGCAGGCTGCGCCGTAGTGCTCGTGGACGAGGACCTCGCCGTCCTTGGCGACGGTGCGGGCGACGAGCTGCTGCAGTCCCACCCAATCGAGTTGCCGCTCCATGTCGCAGGTCTTCGCCTGGCCCCAGTCGCGCCAGGCCGTTTCGAGGGCCTTGTTGGCGGCGTCGTCGGGGGTGCCGTCGGCGTTTTTCACCTGGGCCTGGAGCTGGATGCCATCGGGGCCGACGACGTGCTTGCGGACCATGCCCAGGAAGTTGACCGCCTCGTCGCGGTTGCGAGCTGCATGCCGCGCCCGCGCCCGCATCTTCTGCAGGCCTCCGTGGATTGAGCTGTCCGCGGGCACCGGCATCGTCGTCCAGTCGGCGACCAGCCGCCCGGTTTCCGCGGCCTGAAAGGTCCGCGGAAGGCGCAGGGGCCGGGGGCGGCTGCTGCCCCCGGCCCTGCGTCCCGCTTCCCGCCTGGGGGTTCTTTTCAGCAGCTCGCGCAAGCTCCTCATCCGGTGAACCTCACTTTACGCTTCGACCGGCTGCCCTTGCCCGCGGTGCGGCGCTCGGCGTCGACCTCGCGCCCGACCAGGCGGGCGTAGTAGTCGCGCCAGCGCAGCAGCTCGTCGGGGCTCATGTGGCTGAGGCTCCGGTTGCCGATGGTGTAGGCGCTTTGGTCCTTGGTGGCCTTGCCCGCGATGGTCGCCTCCAGGGCGTCCAGCACCGTCTGGGCGTGGCTGCGCAAGTCCGCGCCGCTGTCGTGCTCGCGGGCGTCGCGCAGGACCTCGAGGCGGTGGTCGAGCTGGGGCAGCCCCTGCTCGCCGTTTAACTGGTAGGTGTCGCTGCCGCTGACGACGCAGGCCTGCAGGAAGTAGTCGCCGATGGTCAGCGCTCCGGTCGTCGCCGCGGGCAGCTCGACGAGGAAGAGCCCGTCGCCGTTGTCGCTGGCGGTGACCTCGACCTGGTCGTCCTGGCTGATGAGGGTAATGTAGAGGGTGTCGCTGCTCGGGTCGAAGTCGGCCAGGTCCACCGTCCAGCTCACGTCGGAATTGCGGACGATTCTGTCGGGCGGGGCCGTCGGTGTGCTGGGTGGCATGCTTCACCTCCGCGACACCTATGGCCGCGGATCGGTGACGCCGTCAATGAGGATCGGCAGGGGGGGTGCCCGCTGGTGCCCCGCTGGTGCCCCGCTGGGTCCCTACTTTCTCCAGCTCGTCGCGTAGGATTGCCGACGCCGTCGTCGTCGGCGGGGCTGGTCGTCGCCCTCGGGCTTGCCGGTCGCCATCTTCTCCAGGCGACGGCGCAGGGCCTTCCAGGCGGGGTCGGTGATAATCACCGCGGCGTGGGCGTAGGTGCGGCAGTCGAGGGCCTCGTTGCGGGCCCGCTTCTTCACCCAGGCCAGGAAGGCGACGCCGCGACGGTAGCGGGTTGTGACCTTCTCGGCGGTGAGCTGGTGAAAGGTCTCCTCGTTGTAGCCGCAGCCCAGGGGAAAATGGCAATAGCCCGGTCCCGGCTCGGTGAGCTTGAAGCGCGAGTAGACCAGGGCTTTGATGGCGTCGACGCCGAGGGTGAAGAGTCGCACCGGGCGACGGCGCTGGCCGGTGCGCTTCTGCTGCGGCGCTGAGACCATCGGACGCCCTGGGCCGTCCTTGCCCATCACCGCGAAGATGCGCCGCCCCTGGCGGGTGCGGCAGAATTCGTAGACCTGGCTGGTGAGGAAGCCCGCGTCGATGCAGGCGGCGTAGATGCCGAGGGTGGCACCGTTCTCGTGCTGCCAGGTTTCGCTGAGGGCGGCGTCCAGCTCTTCCCATACTTCGCCCTGGTTGGTGTCGCCCCAGAGGATGCGGTAGTCCACGCCCCAGCTCTCGGCGTCGGGCGACCAGGCCACCACCTCCAGCTCGATGCGGTCGGCCTGAATGTCGACGCCCGCGGTGAGCAGCACCGCGCCGTCGGGCACCGGGGCCTCGTACTTCTCGCGGCGCTGGATGAGGATGCTGGGGTCGACCTCCTCGGCGTCCTCTTCCCAGCTCTCGCCGAGCACCGTGTTGGTCCAGGCCTTCAGCGCTTCGCGGCCCTGTCGCTTGGCCTTGAGGAAGTCGCGCACCGCGTCGGCCCATCCATACCAGCCGAGCGGCGAGTAGAGGGCGCTGAGGCTGTAGCTGCGGACCCGCGGGTCGACCGGCTTGTCGACGGTGGGCTGCCAGTAGCCCGCCGCCAGCAGCTCGGTCTTCTGGTGCTCTTCGATGCGGTGCTCGCAGTCGCTGCAGACCAGGTGCGCAGTCTCGGGCAGGTGGTTGCCGTCGTCGTCCTTGTCCCAGGTGATGCGGTCCCAGGTGATGGGCTGGTAGACGCCGCAGCTTGGGCAGGCGACGACGTAGACGCGGCAGTCGCCGAGCTCGTGCCAGTTGTCGATGCGCGATTGCCCGCGCACCGTCGGCGTCGAGGTCAGCAGGACCTTGCGGTTGCGGCGGTAGGTGCGGGTGCGGGCGAGGGCCAGCTCCAGCGGGTCGCCCTCGCCGTCCACGTCCATCGGCCAGGCGTCGACCTCGTCGGCGTAGAGGTCGCGGGCGGGCATGCTGCGCAGACCGGTCGCGCTGTTCGCGCCGGTAATCAGCAGGATGCCGCCGTTGAATTCTTTGGCGAGCATGGTGTTGCCCGAGTCGCGGCTGCGGCTGTCGCGCACCTTGCCGACCAGGGCGGGGCTCTCGGCAATCATCGGCGCGATGCGTTGCTTGCTGGTCCTCTTCGCCATCGTGTCGGTGGGCATGACGTAGAGGAAGGGGCCGGGGTTGTGGTCGATGCAGTAGCCGAGGAAGTTGTTGCCGACCTCGGTGCCGCCGACCTGGCTGCCCTTCCTCAGCACCGTGATCTCGACGGGGCTGTGCTTGCTCAGGTTGTCCTGGATCTCGCGCAGGTAGGGGGTGCGGGCGGTGCGCCAGTCGCCAGGCTCGGCGCTGGCCCGCTGGCTGAGGCGGCGGTAGCGGTCGGCCCAGTCGGAAACCGCGAGCGGCTCGGCGGGCGTGAGTCCCTCCAGCCAGCCGGTGCCGTAGGCGGTCGCCTCAGCCATCGGCGACCAGCTCCTGCAGGGCGGTGCGCAGCTCCACGTCGAGCTGGGCCTCGACCTCGCGGGGGTCGGTCGTCGCGGCGAGCTGGGCGGCGACGCGGGCGGGCACGTTGAGGATGCGGTCGCGCAGCTCGCGCCCGCGGCTGAAGGCCTCGCGCTTCACGTCGGCGGCGTTGACCAGCTCGCCCTTCTTCTGCTCCAGCTCCAGCTCCAGCAGCTCGCGCTTCACCGCCTCGGTGCGCTTGCGCTCGCCCGCCACCGTGCCGCTCGGCGAGCTGGTGCTGCCGTCGTCCTCGTCGGTGACGACGTTTACCTGGTCGCGGCGCTCGGCGGTGTTGCCGCGCCAGGCGGCGTCGGCGACCGCGGGGTCGATCTTCGGCCAGCGCCCGCCGTCGTCCACCGTTTCGATGCGGCCCGCTTCGATGGCCTTCTGGACCGCGGCGAGGGTGCCGCCGTCGAGCCCCCGCTCCTTCCGGCTCCTGGCGTAGGCCCGCAGGCTGAGGAGCCCCTGGGGTGAATCGCTCTTGCCCTTGCTGGGCGTGGGTTTCCGCTGCGCTCGGGGCATCGCCCTCCTAAGTCCTTACGGGTGACCACCTTGCGGCGGCTCTAACTCTAGCAAAAACCGACCGCACCAC